AATGAAAAAACCAGATAATGTAGCTGAAACTCCTGGATTATTGCCTTATGGTACTAATGTTAGTGCTCCGGCTATTAAAGTGGAAGATACTACTGCTTGGAAAGCAATTAATACAATTAAAGTAAACCACCAGTTACAAAAACGTTTTAACGAATTGAAGGAAGAATACCAAAAATTAGTAAATGAATATAAATGGAATGAATTAGTTTATAATGCTAAATTTAATTTTGAACCAGTTATAGGTCAAACTTATCATTTGTATGTTGGTAAAAATGGTAATATTTTTTTATCAATGATAAATCCAAATGAATGGACTTATGAATGTATTGGTAGTTTTTCGCTAGATTCTAATAATAAATGGAATAAAATTAAATAAACTTGGTTAAAAAAATTCTTTTTATTATATTTATCATATGAAAATAAAGTGAAACCTTAGGGAACACAAAATCATCTTAGGAGATAAAATTATGACACATTTAAAAATTTTTGAAAACCAAATTCACCCGTTCGACATTCTATTTAAGAATTTTTTCGACGCAAACTCACCATTCTCCCCAGCGGTAGAATCCAAATTCCCACATCCAGTAGACATTTATGAAAATAAAGAAGGACTTCATTTTGAAGTAGCTTGTACTGGTTTAACTAAAGAAGACATCCATTTAAGTTTAGAAGGGGATGTTTTAAGAATCATTTATGAAAAAGACGAAAGCAAATGTTGTGATGTAAACGATTGTACTTACATCAAAAAAGGAATTGCTCGTCGTTCCTTTAATCTAGGTTATAAAATTGTTAATAAATTTGATTTATCAAAGTCACAAGCAGAGATGAATAATGGTTTATTAAAAGTTTCAATTCCATTTGCTAAAGAATCATTACCAAAAACAATAACAATTAAGTAAAACCCGTTCTCCTAAGGTTTCACAGGTTATGAAAATGGATTTAATAAAAACAAACGATGACGTTTTGTATGAGGTAATTAGAAAAATCCCAGAAACAAAGGCTATTGATGTTGAATTATTTAAAAACACTTCAAATTCAACTCATGTTTTTAGAAAAGATGGACTTTATTGGTTTGTTAGAATAATAGAGGAAGCACAAGTTATTAATTCAAATTTGGAAAATTAAAAAAAGTTACGTATATTACTGTTATGACTATCGAAAAAGAATACACACGTTTTATTACAGATCCAGTGATGGAACCCTACTTTATTTCAATGGATGACCATTGTATGACTGTTAATATTAAAATTATGCCTGATGTCCGTTATAGTGATTCTGGTAAAGAATATACTAAAATTATTGGTCATTATAGCAATTTAGGTTTAGCATTAAAATCAATTGCTAAAGATAAAGTTAATAGTAAGTCATATAATTCAATAAAAAGTTATATTGATGAATATAATACTCTTATCGATTCATTTACAGAAACAATTACAATTTAATTATGAAACTAGAAGCATTATACAACGCAGTTATTGTAAAACCTATGGAGGCGGAAGAAACTTCATACGGTGGGATTATTGTTCCCGATTTGGGAAATGAAAAAAACAAACTTGGTAAAGTAATAGCCGTAGGTAATGGTTATTATTCGGTAACCGGACATTACATTGAAACAGTACTTAATGTAGGGGATATTATTATTCTTCCTACAATGGGCTTTAGTAAATTAGAGCACGAAGGTGAAGAATACTGGATTGGACCAGAAAACCAAGTATTAGGTAAACTGGTTGAAGAAACCAAAAAAGATGAAGAAAGTGAATTACCCTTTTAATTAATAAAATATGAGCAAAATTATAGAATTAGGTCCCGAAGCAAGGGAAAAAATGATTGAAGGTATTGATAAATTAGCCGATGCCGTTACTGCTACTTTAGGTCCTAATGGACGTAACGTAGTTATTGCAAATGGAGGTATTCCTCAAAGTACTAAAGATGGTGTAACAGTTGCAAAATCTATTACTTTGGAAGATCCAACTGAAGAATTAGGGGCACAATTGGTTAAACAAGCCGCTATTAAAACAGCAGATAATGCTGGTGATGGTACTACAACTTCAATTTTATTGGCACGCGAAATGGTTAAACAGGGTCTTAAGTATCTTAATCATGGGGAAAATGCTGTTGAAATTAAACGCAATATTGATAAAGCAGTAAAAGAAGTAGTTGAACATTTACGTTTGGAAATTAAAGAAGATATTTCAAACGAGGATCAACTTAAACAGATTGCTACCCTTTCAGCAAATAATGACCCTGAAATAGGTGAATTAATTGCTACCGCTATGCAAAAAGTAGGTCGTGAAGGAGTTGTATTCATTGAAGAATCTAAAAATGGGGAAACATACCTTGAAACAGTAGAGGGTATGCAGTTTGAAAGAGGTTATAAATCACCTTATTTTATAACAGACAATAACACAATGACTACTACTTTAAATGATGCTTTGATTTTAATTGCCGATAAGCGTTTTACTACAGTAAAAGAATTGTTACCTATTTTGGAGGCAGTATCTAATCAAAATAAACCTTTAGTTTTAATTGCCGAAGATGTAGATGGTGAAGCATTGGCTACTTTAATTGTAAACAAAGCTCGTGGTATTTTGAAAGTGGTTGCTGTTAAAGCTCCTGATTTTGGAGATCGCCGTAAATTAATTCTTGAGGACATTGCTATTTTGACTGGTGGACAAGTATTCAGTACTGAAAAAGGTATGAAATTGGATAAATTTAGTTGGGAATGGTTTGGCCAAGCACGTGTTGTTACTGTAGGCAAAGACGAAACCACTATTGTAGATGGTAAAGGTGATGCTGAGGCCATTAAACAGCGTATTGAAGAACTTCAGGCACAAATTGATAAATCAACTTCCCCATACGAAAAAGAAAAATTGCAAGAACGTTTAGCTAAATTTATTGGTGGTGTAGCAGTTGTCCATGTTGGTGGATTTACTGAAGCCGAAATGCGTGAAAAGAAAGATCGTGTTGATGATGCTTTACAAGCAACTAAAGCCGCTCTTGAGGAAGGTATTGTACCTGGTGGAGGAATGGCTTTATTACATGCGCGTAATGGTATTAGTAATCTTGATAGTATTGGTGGTAGAATTGTTTATAATGTTTGTGCTGAACCATTTAAGAAAATCTTATCTAATGCTGGTTATGGATTAGAAAATATTTACAATGCATTATCAGGGGTAACTAATACAGATATTGGTCTAGTACCTAGTGGTTATTGGTGGGGATTTAATTTAATGGAAGATAATTTTGATGATATGAAAGAACTTGGTATCATTGATCCTGCTAAAGTAACAAGAACAGCGTTAGAGAATGCAGCCTCAGTTGCCGGTACTATTCTATTAACAGAAGCAGTTGTTGTTGACAAACCAGAGGAAAAGAAAGATGATGCTGGATTGGGGAATATGATGGGAATGATGTAATTTCATGGGTATGAGAGATGCAGTAGTTTTAGAAGGTCAAACTATTTCTATTGAAGGTGTTAACTATATTATTAAAAACTTCTATTTTGTGCCCGGTACTAATTGTATTTATGTAGGGCTTTTAACATCACAAAATACTACTATTAATTATGCCTTCGAAAAGCTACTGCCTTATCTCTCTCAACAAATCAAGTTATGAAACAAAAAACAGAAAAAAATATTAAAATTGCTGATAGGGTACCTCCTGGAGATAAGTGGCAGGTAACAGGAGTTAATGAAATTCAACCCTCACTTACAGATGCTTTGAATGCTTATTATGAAATAGCAACTGTAAAACCTCAAGCATTTAGACTTGAACCTATGAAGGGAAATTTATATATGATTACTACCGAAAATGTAGAAATTGTTGAACCAGAACCTAAAAAATATTCAATATACGGGGATTATACTATAGATTAATTTGGTAATCTGTATTTTCTTTCATATATTCCAATTAACAAGTTATGAATAAAAAAGAGCATACTCTTTGGGTAGAAAAATTTAGGCCCGACAGTCTAGAAGGTTATGTAGGTAACGAACAGATTAAAAATACTATATCAAAGTATTTAGAACAAAACGACATTCAGAATTTTATATTTTATGGCCCTCCAGGATGTGGTAAAACAACTCTTGCAAAAATTATAGTAAATAATCTTAATTGTGATTATCTTTATATTAATGCTAGTGATGAAAGAGGTATTGAAACAATTAGAGACAAGGTTCAAGGATTTGCCTCTGTTGCCTCATTTAAACCACTTAAAGTTGTTATTTTAGATGAAGCAGATTTTCTAACAATTCAGGCACAAGCATCTTTAAGGAATATTATTGAAACATTTGCTCGTACTACTCGTTTTATTTTAACTTGTAATTATATTGAACGTATTATTGATCCTCTTCAATCACGTTGCCAAGTATTGAAAATTGTGCCTCCATCAAAGCAAGAGGTTGCTTATCATATTATGAATATCCTTAATAAGGAAGAAGTTGGTTGTAGTGCTGATGATTTAAAATTAGTTATAAATCAATTTTATCCTGATATTCGTAAAATGCTTAATACACTACAAATGAGTGTAGTCAACGATGAAATTCACGTTGATAAAAGTGTATTAGTGTCTAGTAACTACAAAAACAAAGTATTGACGGAATTGATGAAACCAAGTTCTAAATCGTTTAATACAATTAGACAAATCATAGCTGATTCTGGTGTTAGTGATTATGAGGATTTATTTAGATACTTGTATGACAATGTAGAAAAATATGCCTCCATGGATATGGGCTCAGTTATTATTTATATTGAAGAGTATCAGTATCATGCTAACTTTCGAATCGATAAAGAGATCAATATTATGGCTTTGATTTCTAGAATCTTATCATTAATTTCAAATAAAAAAGTTATATGAGAAAATTTATCCTATTTTTCATAATGTGGATAGCTAGTAATTTATCTATTCCGTTTTGGATGGTAGGTCATGTTCATTTAACAATGAACGTGTATGAAGATATACATGAAATTATAGCATCATTTGGTATGAATTTACTAGTGGCTGCTGGATTTTATTTAGAATGGAAAAAACATAAAGAAGAAAACAATGAATAATCAAAAACAACAACTAAATGTCAATATCGACATTAAAAACACACAACCTATTACCTCCCCTGAAGGTAATCAAGTATTCTCCGAAGGCGTAATTTTGCGCAAAGTATCACGTTTTGTAACTGGTACTCAAGAAGATGGAGTTATCCCAATTCCCTGTTTTTATGATGTAAAAAGCGGAGAAGTCCTTGTAGAACTATTACCAAAAGAATTAAGAGCAGAATTCGAAAAAGAATCAAATGATAATATTTGATTGGTTAAAAGAAATTACTTATCATAAGTCACCTTCTTCAAAGTTTACCGCAGAGGATTGGGATTCTTTTAATAGTTTCATGATTCACAGATATGTATCAATGTTAGAAGATTACACTGAGGTTGCGAATTTTGGCCAAAGAATCCCCTACCCTGAAAAAGAAAAAACCTATAAATACTATTGCTCTATGTTACCTAAAAAGAATGTTTTCCTTAAGTACGTGAAGAGTTCACGCAAAAGGCCAAATGAAAAAGTGTTACAATACATTGCTGACCACTACACAATCTCACTTGGTGAGGCCGAAGATTACGTTTATATTTTAAAACGAGAAGGTGTAGAAACGATTCTTGAGAGAGCAGGTATTGATGAAAAAGAAATTAAAAAGTTATTAAAAGAAATACAATGAGAGAAAGAATTTTAGAAGCATTAAAGTCCCATGCTAAAGGACATATTGATAAACATTTAGCAAACATTGAAGTTTATCTAAACAATCCAGTAGGTGTTGGAGAACATCCTGATATTTTAGAAGCTATTGAGCAAGAATTAAAAATTATAGCCGAGTATCAAGATCAAATTGATTTATTAAATCTTTATTTTTCTACTAAAAATGACTAAAAATAGTGAAATTTATGGGATTAGACGAAATGTTGAATCTCGTACAATACTTAAAACAGATTCTATTGTTGATTCAATTATTGATGAGCACATCAAAAGAGCTGAACTAGGAAAAGAAAAATATAACAATACTTTAGATAGAACAGATTTATCAGTATTGGATTATTTACAACATGCTAAGGAAGAAGCAATGGACTTAGCTCTGTATTTGGAAAAAATGATCCAAATGCTTAAAGGTAAAAAATAGGTTTTGGCTAAAAAGAAAAAAGTTCCCCAATTAGTAAAACAAATTCAAAAACACACACTAAAAGAAATCAACTATGCTTTTGAAAAGGCGATTTCTTATAGTCAAGTGTCTATGTTTTTGAATTGTCCTCATAAATGGTCTTTACAATATAAAGACGGCTATTATCAATCGGAATCCTCTATCCACATGACCTTCGGAACCGCACTTCACGAGGCATTACAACACTATATTACAACTATATACAATGTTAGTGGTGCGGAAGCGGACCGAATTGATTTGGAGGAATATTTTGAAGAGCGTTTTAGAGAAACTTATTTAAAAGATTATAAATCCAATAAAAATGTTCACTTTAGTAACTCATTTGAAATGAGAGAATTTTTTGAAGATGGATTAGCTATTTTGAACTTTGTAAAAAAGAAAAGGGGTGGTTATTTTAGTAAACGAGATTGGTATTTAGTAGGTTGTGAATTACCTTTATTGCTTAATCCACATCCCCAATTTAAAAATATTTTATATAAAGGTTATTTAGATGTTGTTTTATACCATGAACCAACCAATAAATTTAAGATAATTGATATTAAAACATCTACTAGAGGTTGGGACGATAAAACTAAAAAAGATGAAACAAAACAACTCCAACTAATACTTTATAAAAAATACTATAGTCAACAATTTGGAGTCCCTGAAGAAAATATTGGTGTAGAATTTTTTATTGTTAAAAGAAAAGTATGGGAAGAATCCCCATACCCAATCTCCAGAATACAAGAATATAAACCCGCAAGCGGTAAAGTTAAAATGAATAAAGCAGTAAATACCGTTAATTCATTTATTGAGGAGGTATTCAATTACGATGGTTCATATAAAGATAAACAATTTGAACCAAATCCTAGTAAATTCAATTGTATGTTTTGTCCTTTTTCTAATAATAAAGAACTTTGTAATGCTAGTATATCTTAAAGAATCCCAATATATTTATATACGATATTAAATTAATAAAAGCTATGACAAATAAAAAAGATATGACACTAACCTCTGTAAAAGTACAGAGTGAGTTATTTGAGAATTTCAAGATTGCTTGTGTTAAGTACAAA